CCATGATGACGGGGTATCTTTTGCCGCAGCTGGGACAGCACAAATAGGTCAGCACGACATCGTGGGCCAGTCCATCTTTTTCAAGGGTGACATTCTCCTCCTTGAGGGTGTCCCGGCTGACCTGAAACTGGTGGTGACAAAGGTCACAAACCGTATTGTTATCAGGCAGAGGGAGCTTGGCCACCTTTTTCTGCGGTGCCTGTTCCTTATTGGGAAAAGATATGATTTTCTTGTTCATATAAAGCATCCTCCATTTGATGTTCAGGTCAATCAGAAAGAAATCTGGCAACCAGCTCAAGGGTATTTACTTTTGTACCCTCAATGTCCTCTTCAAGTATTCTTGCCCCCGTGAATTCATACTTTTGACCTGGTGCAAAAAGCACTTCACTTTCTGCTTTGTTATCAGTCACATAACCCCTTTTACCAGCATTAGTTTCAAAGACTATGCTTACAGGTTTTTTAACATATGCCCTTTTCTCAGCTACAGCTGAAGTAGACAAAAAAGATTTTTCTGTAAAAGACTGGTCTGAAATCTTGTTATTCAAATCAGACATAAACTGTTCTGTCATCTCTGAGGTCAGTGTACCATTTCTCATTTTATTCAAAAATGAGAAAGAGTCAACCCCAAAAACTGCATCCAGATATTCATCATCAACTCTCCTATATAGTTTACAATCCATGGGGATAGTATTGGAGTTGCAAACTTTTGACATAACAGATACAGCATCTTTGAATTCTGAAGATTGATACCCACCTGTCCTCAGGATTTCATTCACTGTAAAAGATTGCCCTGTATGTACATACCAATCGTGAAGAACATCCAAATCTTCTTGAGTAACTTGTTGCTGACTTGAGAACATATCAAATTGTGATTGAGACATAGTCTGGTAGTGTACAGAACCTTTTACAGATTCAGGTGTAATCCCTTGCTGCTCATACAGGGATTCAGCCCAATTATCAAGCTCTGGGTCTGAACCTCCAAGTGCCCAGTCAGCAATCCTATCTGCTATGTCAGTCATGCTGTCTTCAATAACAGCAACGAATGTACACATACCATTGGGGTGGTCCAATGGGAGGTCTGTTTTGGAGTATTCAACCCCATCACGCTCTGCGCAAATCTCGCACATGCGTGCACCTCCTGAGGACACCCATTTGTATTTTGTGACAAAGGGGTTTTTCTGTGTGGTTTTCACAAAGCTCTGTTGATAAGCATGTGAAATCATTGTGCGGGCAAGTCTTTGAGCACTGTAGTCAACCTTTTTGGCTGTACCCGGATAAACCTTGGACCACTCCCAGTCTTTCCGGGCAAGTGGGTCAACATACTTCTCCAAATCCTTGGCAATGTCGTAGGCACTCTTGTTCTGAGCAATACCCTGAGCAACAACATTCTGAACATCTTTCTGTGTTCTCCTGTTGTTTTTCCAGAGTGCTCTGCTCAGGCTCCATTTGCCTTCATAGAGCTGCCCTGTAGCCACAGCACGCACAACCTCATCGGGAACATGGGAGAAAGCACCCTGTATAGGTATGCCAGCTTTCTTCAGAAAGTCAATATTGTCTCCCACAACAGCCTCAGCTGTTTTCTTCATATTCCCCTTGACAGTGGATTCAATCTCACCCCGGATTTTGTCCAGCTCCTCGTTGAGCTGATTCTGGAGTTGATTGAGATACTGCTTTCTAAGTGCGTCTGATGGCACTCTTGGGGCTTTCTCTGCTTTCTTGGCTACTTCCTTGGCTGCGTTCTCATACAGCCTCTGAATCTGTTTCTGTTGGGCAGCTGTAAGCCGTACTCGTTCCTGTTCCGCAGTTCTGAGGTTTAACTTCCCGGTGCTCCGGGTCATGTTCCGTTTTACGGTTTTGCTTGAAAAGTCAGCTGTAGACAAAACAGGTCACCTCATTCCTCAATCGGTTCAGGGTTGGGCTCAGGAGGTTCTTCACCCGGTGTAGGCTCCACAGGTTCATCAGGATTGGTTTCCATGGGAGGTTCAGTGAATGCATCTTCCAGAATCTGCCGCTCAAGAGCAATCTGTCTCAGCTCCTCCTCAGCCTCATCATCGGTCAGGTTGCGCCACTTCTTCATGTAGGATTTGCGGCTCATAGTCTGAGCGGTGACCTCAGCCAAGTCAGTCTGCTTTTCCTCCTGCTCATCCTCAGGCAGAGAATACTGGTTGTCAACCCGGATAGTGTACCCAATATCAGGAAGGGCCTCATCAATGTAGAATTGGCCAGCCTTGGGATACAGCCGTACACCCTCAATGATACATTTACCAAGGAATTGAAGTGCTGGCCGCCACGCAAGCATCTTCTCATCGCAGCGTACAATCAAATCCCAGTAAATGGCCTTCAAGGTTTTTCCAGAGGATACAACACCCTTCAGAGCTTCAGGAGATACATTGGGAACAGCACACTGTTCATACATGGTATTCTTGATTCTGTCCAGAGTA